TTGGCTTTTACTAGATCACTAAAATCCTTTACGCCGTCAATTTTTGGCATAAAATAGTGCGGTATATGATACTTTTCAGTAAAACTCTCTGATAGTTTAATACCCGCAGCATCGTTATCAAAGATGCACACTACTTTCTTAAACCTAGATTTATACTCTTCCATTACCGAGTCCTTCATTGTAACAGATTCAGACTGTAGGCCAATAGCAGATATGCCTGGACAATCATGAAAACTCATTACATCTTTAAGAGACTTGGTAATAACAAGTAGCTCGCCCTGTTTAGCAAGCTGTGTATAACCTTGATGAACGCTGTAGTCAGCATTATTGATCCATTTCTTGACTCTAATTTCTAAAGGTTGATAGATTTTATAACTTGTCCTGCCGTCTTTAGTTTCTACGTAAGCATACGCTAAATCACTTGCTCTAACAGCAGTGTCGTTGTAGAAAATATGGGTAATAGGAAACACGTTAAATTTCTCAAGAGTGACTCTATGTATACCAAACTGGGACCAATAGTTGCGGTCTTTAACCATCCACGGTCTAGTTTTAATACCTAAGTCTACCCTTGTTTTTTCTACCAATCTAGTAATGCCTGAGAATACTTGCTTTGTCGAATCTACATTAAAAGCACTAAGCTTCATATCAAATGCTATCTTGTGAATAGCGTCTTTATATCCTAAGCCAAACATCTTCATTACTAATACAACCACATCACCTGTGTCATTAGTAGCAAAATCTTTAAACATTAGAATATCTCTATTGATTTTATGGAAATACAGCGCAAAAGACGGTATGTTATCCTCACGAAGAGGACTATGATACACTCCTAAAGAACTAATATCTTCATTTAAATAGAAACTATAGATACTTTCTTGTGGTACAAGACTAAACAAATCTTCCCTGGTAATCAGATTGTTAAATGCAATAGAATTTAGATTGATCTCGCCCATAATAAAAAAGAGCGGGCCCGTTAGTGGACCCGCTTTGTAAAATTAAGGGATTTTTACCAATTATCGTTGTCGATAATAGAATCCGCAGATGGTGTAGAAGTAGGAGCTACATTATCACGCTCAAGACGTTGCATAGCATCGATGTTACCAGCTTTCAAACGAGTTTCAGCTGCAGGAACACTCATGTTCTCTACAAATGGAACCCAAGAACGTGGTTGGATATAGTTCTTCACAGACTGTGTAGAACCATAGTTAGCAAATACACGAAATTTACCTGCATTTGGAAGACCATCACGGATGATTTTCATACAGCCATCTAACATCTCTTTAGCAGAGTTGAAAGAAGGTAACTGATAAGTACCACCATAAATAGAATGGATAACGTGTTTCAACACGGTACCTTGTTTCTTGATTTGATCCTCTACGCTAGCATATGCAGTTGCTTTCTCTACATACCAGAAAGAACTATTACAAGCACCGCCATTTTCGTCAGTAAACACAAGCTTGTACTCAGGAGAGTTCTCCTTGTCTTCTGCTTTACGTTTTACTACAGACATAGCTACATTCTCTGCTACACCTGCGTTACCGTTGTTAAAAATTACTGAACCTTCTTTTGCGTCAAACGACGTGTCATTTAAATTAATCATTGTTGTTAAAAATTAAGGGTAAAAAAATTAAAAAATTAGTTAGTTATGGATTACCAAACGTCTTCAGTTGATTCTTCAGACTCAGAAGCACGTACTTCAAACGGCTCTTCTTCTTCCTCTTCTACTTCACCTGCAAGTTCAAAGCTTTCTTCAACTTCTTCCTCTTCTACTACTGGTTCTACTGCAGGAGCAGAGTTATAAGTCTCTTCTTCTTCTACTTCAAAAGGAGCTGCTTCTGTTGCTGTAAAGCGATTCAAAGTAAGCAAACCGTTAGATGCTACAATTTCTAAATCAGTTTCTTGAGTAATATCGAGATCCAAGATTTTAGCAATGAAATCATAAGTACGCTTGTCGCTAAGAGTACAAGTTTTTGTAAGTTTTAAACCTGCATCACCTGCTGCTTTACGAATAGCAATAATTGTACGATCAGTACTAAAGCCAAAGGAAACACGGTCTTCTCCGTTAATTCCTAATACACTTTGTGCGGCTTTGTTAAAAGTAAACTTACGGCCAGCACCTGGCTTATCGATTGCTGACATAGTTACTACTGCGAAGTTATACTTCTCTGATTTTCTTGTGCGTTGTGCGGGGACGCCGTCCCAAATTAAATTCTCCATTTTTTAAGTTATTAAGGGTTAAAGATTAAATTGAATAATATTCACGAATTGTGTTGTTTACGTCTACTAGATCATTGTCGATGAGGTCTTCCTCAAACATCTCTAGTGGAGTTTTACAGGTATCATTACCTGACGACACTGTGCGAAACACATGTCGATTTGGTTGTCCAGGTGTTTTAACAATCTCTGAGTAAAGTACGATAGTACTAAATGACTCAGGAACAAAACGCTCTAACATTTTGCCTTGTACACCAATACGCTCAGAAGAGAATCCCGAATCATCATAATGAGTTTCTGGGTGAGCGATTAGATATACAATGATATCATCTCTCATCACATCATTCACAGTGTTGATTAGATCATACTGAGCTGCAGCCATCTTCGACCATTTGTCGAAACCTTTCTCTGCACGGAAACTTTGTGACATTACCGTATCAGTCATAATTCTTGACCATGTGTCAATTACTACGGTTTTTACGTTAGGTAAAGTATTTACCTTTTGTAGAGTGCTGATAACGATGTTGATGTCTGAAGTCTTGCGATAGTTTCTTTTTTCTTCGCTATACTTAGCAGAGAAATTCTTAAACGGCAAGGCTTTTTGGTCTGTATTAATGATTACAGTCTCATCGGGATTAAGATTTCTTAGAGAAGTCGACTTCCCCATCCCACTTTTTCCTACAAGGAATACTAATTGCGCCATTTTTTATTTTTTAATTAATAATTACAGTTAGTTGTGTAAACTACTATACTCTTTTTCAAATTTACAACGTGCTTCATGTGCTTCTTCTTCTGTTAAAAATCTACCAAGATGAAAAGCTTTTTTATTAATATTAATAACTGCTTTCCACTTTTTTAATCTTGAAGAAGAATCTAAAGAAACTCCTTTAAACTTGGAAGTACTATTTTTTCTAGACATAGTATTATGAGCATTTATACTATTATTTGCCCATCTAAGATTTTTAATACTATTGTCATCTTTTATCCTATTAATATGATCCACTTGATCATAATTATTAGGATTTTCAATAAATGATAGTGCTACAAGCCTATGGATTTTATATTTTATTTCTTCGCCTGATTTACATAAAGAAACATAAAGATATCCTTTAGCATCTACAGTAGGTTTTAGGCATCTGTTTTTCCTAATAGACTTGACATTTCCACAATCACTAATAGCATAAAGTCCTTCATAAGAAGGAATTTGTTTCCATGTTTCCATTATAAATTTTTGATTAGATTACTTAATAAAGATACGCAAAAAATCTAGATTATACAAGGGCTTTAACCACTTTAATGCTTACTACATCTTGGTTATGTCTTAGCCAACTTTTGGCTTTATTGACATCTTCATCTGTGTGTTGTGGTTCTCTAAAAAGCTCGAATCTTCCTCCTTGCGGAGTTAGTTCTTCTTGATAAAATAGAATTCTTTCTGCTTCTTGTTTTGATTTTTTAGGATCGTTTGATTTAATGCTTCCTGCGATTCCATGAGGCTTACCCCAGTCTTTAAAAGTTAATTGCATACTACATACTTTGGATTTCTTCTTTTATTTGTTCTTGTTTTACTTTACGTTTGTTATACAGCTCTCCACGTAAATGTGGATGTTCTTCTTGTACTTTACGACTAGCTCTACTTACAGAATCTAAATACGGTATTGCTCTAGCTTCCATATCTTTTAAAAATTCTTTAGCAGTTTTAGTGTCTACATCATAACCCATTGCTAGCAAGTATCGATAATATAATCTCTCGTTACTATCTCTTAGCGCAGGGAAATCTGTGAGTTGTTTCTTAACCCACTCATATTTTTCTACTATCATAATTAGGAGTTTAGTGAACGATAATAATCGTCGATTTTACGTAGTTCTTCTGGCTTACCCATCATATCTTCAGCTTTTGGCAACTGATAATAACCGCCAAACTCGCCTATAAACAGGAAGCTAGCCAAGAGATTTACGTCG